GCGGTGATTGCAACAGCGGTAATCGCAACAGCGGTGATTGCAACAGCGGTGATTGGAACAAGACTAACTTTTCCAATGGATGCTTCAACACAGAAGAACCAAAAATCTTCTTATTCAATAAACCTTCAGATTGGACTTATCGTGATTGGTTAAATTCAGATGCAAGATATCTGTTGAATCAGATTCCAAGAAATGTTGTTGATTGGATTTGGTCAGATGATATGACTGATAAAGAAAAAGAACAGCATCCTGAATATGAAGTTGTTGGTGGTTACTTAAAGATTCTTGATGAATCAGAGTGTGGACAGTTATGGTGGGATTCACTTTCTGAAAGATACAAAAACATCATCAAAGCAATGCCAAACTTTGACAAAGAAATCTTTGAAGATGTGACAGGCATCAAGATATGATTTCCCTGTTTCCACATCAGCAAGAAGCATTGCAGGAAACAAAGGACTTTGACAACATTGCAGTTTATCATGACATGGGTCTTGGTAAGACATTCACAGGGTCAGAAATGATGAAAAGATTTGGATGCAAAGTGAACTTGATTGTGTGTCAGAAATCAAAGGTTCAGGATTGGGTGGAACACTTCACAGATAACTATCAGATGCAGGTGTTTGACCTTACCAATAAGAAACAGCTTGGTGAATATCATGGACTGTCACAAGGACAAAGATTCTTCATAGTTGGTGTTATCAATTATGAATTGGCTTGGAGAAGAAAAGAATTGCTTGACTTATATGATTTCACATTGATGCTTGATGAATCATCTTTGATACAGAATCAGAAAGCAAAGCAGACAAAATTCATCCTGAAGATGAAACCTGCACATGTGATTCTTCTTTCAGGAACACCTGTTGGTGGTAAATATGAAAATCTATGGACACAAGTCCACCTGCTAGGTTGGAAGATTTCAGAAGACTTGTATAACAGGCAATATGTGAATTGGACAACAATTGATTCAGGTGGTTTTCAACACAAGATTGTGGACAAAGAAGACCCATATAAAAACATTGATAGGTTGAAATCCAAAATGCGTGAACATGGTGCAATATTCAAGAAGACTGAAGAATGTTATGAATTACCTGAACAGGTATTCACACACATCAGATTGAAAGCACCTAAAGAGTATTGGAAGTTTCAGAAGGATTGCATTGTAACAATAGAAGGTCAGGAATTGGTTGGTGATACATCATTGACAAAACTGCTTTATAGCAGACAGATATGCAGTCAATTCAATCAAAACAAGTTGGATGCATTCAGGGATTTGGTTGAATCCACACAGGAAAGATTGATTGTATTCTATTCATTCAATGATGAACTATGGAACATGAAAAAGATATGTCAGGAACTTGACAGACCAATTTCAGAAATCAATGGACACACCAAAGACCTGACAGCCTATGAACAGGAATCAAACAGTGTGACCTTATGTCAGTATCAATCAGCATCCAAAGGACTGAATCTTCAGAAGTGCAACAGAATCATTTATTTTTCGCTTCCATTGTCATCAGAAGATTTTGAACAGTCCAAAAAAAGGATTCACAGGATTGGTCAGGAAAAAACATGTTTCTATTATCTGATTATTTGCAAGGGAACAGTTGAAGAACAAATCCTGCACACATTGGAAGAAAGGAAGGATTTCACAGATGAATTGTTCAAAGAAGATGAAAAGAAAAATTCATAACTTTGTAATCAAAGCCTTGACTGCATTAAATGTATTTTCGCTGATTTATTGGATATGTTGGATTGACTGCATTATCAGTTGGCAACCATATGTCATCATGTTAGTCAATTTCACATGGATATGTCTTGTGTTGTATGCAAATGGTTGGGTGACTGACACAAAACCATATTATGAAAGATTAGAAAAGGAAGGTGAATATTATGATGAAATGTAAAGTTGCTATTGATGATAAAAATGAATGCACAAATTGCTGTTATTTCTGTGATAAGAAAGACACTTGTAATGATGTGTGTCAGGACACTGCAAAAGTGTGTGAAGAACAGGTTGAAGAAACAGACCTTCAGGTTATTGAATCAACAGTTCCTGATGTACTAAAAGCAATCACAGACATTACAGTTCAGAAGAAGAAATTGGAAGAACAGGAAAAGCTGATGAAACAGAAGTTGCTTCAGGCAATGGAAGAACATGGTGTGAAGTCATTTGAGAATGCAAAAGTCAAATTTATGTATGTTGCACCAACAACAAGAACAACCATTGATTCCAAGAAGCTGAAAGCAGACCATCCTGACATTGCTGAAGCATATTCAAAGACTTCCAATGTTAGTGCATCAGTAAGAATTACAGTGAAGTAGGTGAACACATGGCATCAGAAAAGAATTTTGAAAACAGAATCAAGTCTTTCCTGAAATCAAATAACTGCTATTTCATTAAATATTGGGGCGGTGGTGAATTCACCAAAGCAGGTGTTCCTGATATCCTTGCATGTTGCAATGGAAGATTCCTTGGAATTGAAGTCAAGGCAAAGAATGGAAAACCTTCACCACTTCAGATTCACAACCTGAAGAAAATTGATGAAGCAGGTGGATATGGAATTCTTCTTTATCCTGACCATTTTGAATTGTTCAAGAACTTCATTGATTGCTTGAAGGTGGATGATGCAAACACTGCATACAATTATGAATTATTGAAAAGAAGGTGGTCAGATGGATAATTTTCATTTTTCAACAGCAGAATGTTTTGAAAATTGTCCTGCAAGATTTGGTTTCAGATACAGACAGAACATTGAAGTGCTTCCAACAGATGACCCTGCAAATCCATTGATTCTTGGAACAGCAATTCACAGGGGAATGGAAAAGGATATGGAAACAGCTATTCAGGAATACAAAGATTCATATCCTATCATTACAGATGCACACATCAATGAAATCATCAAACTTGAATATTGGATTCCAAAGATGAAAGAACTTCTTCCTGAAGGATTTCATGAAGTAAATTTCAAGAATGATGTTTATGAAGGAACAGCAGACTTGATTGTTCCATGTACCAAGCATGATGCAGGTCTTCCACATGGTCAGTTTGATTTATATGATTTTAAGTATTCAAACAACATTGACCACTATATGGAATCAAGACAGTTGCATGTATATAAATATTTCTTTGAAAGAATCACAGGAAAGCACATCAGAAAAATGTATTTTGTGTTTGTTCCAAAGGTTCAGATTAGACAGAAGAAAACAGAAACGCTTCAGGACTTCAGGAACAGAATCTATGAAGAACTTGAAGCAAAAGAAATTCAAATCAAAGAAGTGGTTTATGACCCTTCCAAGGTTGCAGATTTTTATGAAACGTGTATGAACATTGGTCTTACAGATAAGTGTGAAAAGAATGAATCTTATTTGTGTGATTGGTGTGAATATAAAGACTATTGTCAGAAAGGATTGGACTATATGATTTTACCAAGTGCAGAAAGAAGACAGGTTGGAAAGACAACCAAAAGAAAATTATGGATTTATGGTGGTGCATTTTCAGGAAAAACAACATTTATGGATTCAGCACCTTCACCATTGAATCTGAATACTGATGGAAACATTCAGTTTGTTACTATGCAGTATTTACCTATCAAGGACACAATGGAAGGAAGACAGAAGATTCTTGCATGGGATGTCTTCAAGAAAGCTATTGATGAACTTGAAAAGACAGCAGGTCAGAATGGATTTAAGACTATTATTGTTGACCTTCTTGAAGATACTTATGAATCATGCAGATTATTCATGTATGACAGATTAGGTATCACACATGAATCAGATGACAGCTTCAGAGCATGGGACAAGGTAAGAACAGAATTCTTATCAACCATCAGAAGATTGATGAATCTTGACTATGAAAACATTGTGTTGATTTCTCATGAAGATACTTCAAAGGACATCACAAAGAAGTCAGGTGATAAAATCACAGCAATCAAACCAAACATTGCAGACAAGGTTGCAAACAAGATTGCAGGTATGGTTGACATTGTGGCAAGGGTAGTTGTGGAAGACGATGAAACAAGAACATTGAATTTCAAATCCAATGAAGTAATCTTTGGCGGTGGAAGATTAAAGAACATCAAGACCACATCAATTCCTTTGGATTGGGATGAACTTTTGAAAGTGTATGATGAAGCAAATTTTTTTGCCAAACCTGCTGAAGAAATTCAGGAAGATGCAAAAGAAACTGCTGAAGAAACACCATCAAGAAGGGGAAGAAAATCACGCACACAGTCAGAACCTGTTGAAGAATCTTCTGAAGAACCTGTTCAGGATGGAACAACAAACACTGATTCAGAAACAGTTGTCTTGGATGCAGACACATACTTCTATGACATCAAGAATGACAATTATGTGATGAAACATGCAGGTGATTCTGTTGACATGATTGTTGATGGTGCGGAAGTCATGAAAGTCATCACCAAAGAAGAATTTGGTGAAGGTATTAAGAAGTTGTCAGGTGCAGGGGAAGAAAAACCTGCAAGAAAAAGAAGAACAAGAAAGGAAAGATAATCATGAAGAATTTTATTGAAGCATTAAAGGAAGCAGGAATTTATGACCACATTGTTGAAACAATCGTGGATGTTAGAAACAGATGTGGTGCAAATGATGCAACCAAAGGAATCACAATGATTCTGAAAACAGAAATGATTAGAAATCCTAAGTTGCTTGATGTCTTCATGGATGATATTGAAGACTTAGGTTTCAAGACAGTTGGTGCAGAAATCATGAAATCAGTTGTGGATATTGAAAAGGTTGATGCAATGAAAGATGTCAATCCTGATGAACTGTTCAAGAAAGCAACAGAACATGGTGACAGTGGATTGAAGAAATCCAATGAAGAAGCACTTGAAGATGCTGTTGTTGGTAGTTTTATTGATTTCCTTAATGGAATTGCAAATATGTTAAATGATTAAGAAAGGTTAAAAAGGTGAATGAAATGAGTATTTTTGATAAATGGGATAAGAATGTGGACACAGAAGGACTTCAGAAAGATATTGCTGAAGCAGAAGCAAATGGTGGTCAGGGTGACTATCGTGAAGTACCTGTTGGTACATATGAAGTAAAAATTGACAAGATGGAAATCAAGGAATGTGGTTCAGAAAAACATGCAGGTGAACCAATGTTCACAGTTCAGTTCAGAATCCTTGAAGGTGACTTTGAAAACAGTTGTCTGTTTATGAATCAGCTTATCACAGAAGGATGGCAGATTGGACAGGTCAACAAATTCCTTAGAAGTCTTGATGTGAATGACACAGTGGAATTCAAGACTTATGGTCAGTACAATGACATGATTATGGATATGATGGAATCCATTGATGGAAACCTTGAGTTCCTTCTTGAATATGGCAAGAACAAGAAAGGCTATAACACATTCAAAATCAAAGATGTGTATGAAGTATAAAGAAAGGTAGGTGAATCTGATGCTGTTCTTTGACTTTGAAGTGTTTATCAATGATTGGCTTGTAGTCATCCTTGATATGGACAATAGAAAAGAACATGTCATCATCAATTCACCTTCTGACCTTAAACAATTCTATCAGGAACACAAAACAGACATATGGGTTGGATTCAACAATCATCATTATGATGATTACATCCTGAAAGGAATCCTTTGTGACATGAATCCAAAGGAAATCAATGACCACATTATTATCAAAGAAAAAGCAGGTTGGACATTTTCAAATCTGTTCAGGTCAATTCCATTACTGTCATATGATGTGTTCCAAGCAAAGATTGACAGGGGACTGAAGTTCTTTGAAGGGTCACTTGGAAACATGGTGAAGGAATCATCCATTCCATTTGACATTCCAAGGAAGCTGACTGAAGAAGAACTTCAGGAAACTGTTAAATATTGTAGACATGATGTGGAACAGACTGTTGAAGTATTTATGCAAAGGAAAGCAGACTTTGATGCAATCATGTCACTAATAAAGATGTTCCCTGAAGTTCTATCAATAAGGGACATTGGACTAACTAAGGCACAGATTAGTGCAAAGATTTTGGAATGTGAAAAGGTCACAAGGGATGATGAATTTGACCTGTTTGTGCTTCCTTGCATACAAATTAAGAAATATAGAAAAGCAATAGACTTCTATATGTCAATGAAAGGGAAAACCAATCAAAAAGAAGTTTATTCAGAATCATTGAACATGATTATAGCAGGGATTGAACACAACATCAGTTGGGGTGGAATCCATGCAGGAAAAGAAAAATATCAAAACCTTGGACATGGTAGGCAGATATGGCATGTTGATGTTGCTTCCTTCTATCCAAGATTGATGATATTCCATAACCTGCTTACACGAAACAGCAGGAAACCTGAAAAGTTCAAGATGATTTATGACAGAAGAATTGAATTGAAACATGCAGGTAAAAAGAAAGAACAAGCACCATTGAAGATTGTCATCAATGGAACTTATGGAATCAGCAAAGCAAGAAATTCTTTAGCATATGACCCAAGAAATGCAAATCTTATCTGTCTGAATGGTCAGTTGATGCTGATTGACCTGATAGAACATTTGGAAGCAATTGATGGATTTGAATTGATTCAGTCAAACACAGATGGTTTGATTATCAGTCTTCCTGATACAGATGAAGCATTCAATCAGATGGATGATATTTGTTATGAGTGGGAAAAACGTTGCAACATGGAATTAGAATTTGATGAAATCAGTTCTATTTGGGAAAAGGATGTCAACAATTATGTGTTCATATTTAGCAATGGCAAGGTGGAAAGAAAAGGTGCTTATGTGAAAGAACTGTCACCACTTGACTATGACCTTCCAATCATAAACAAAGCATTGGTTGATAGGTTGGTCAAGGGAATCCCAATTGAAGCAACTATCAATGGATGTCAAGACCTGAAGGAATTTCAGATGGTCAAGAAGATATCATCAAAGTATGACTGCATCATTCATGGTGGACATTGGGAAAAACACAAAGAAATCAATCCTGCAACAGGCAGATTGAAGACATTCACAAGGTTTGTTGGTAATACCAAGAAGTTGAATGAAAAATGTGTCAGGGTCTTTGCATCAGTAAATGAATCTGATGGTGGACTTTGGAAAATTAAAAAAGATGGTAGCAAAGCAAAGGTTGAAGGAACACCTGAACACTGCTTCATCTTCAATGATGAAGTGAATGGTGTCAAAGTTCCAAGACAATTAAACAAGCAGTGGTATATAGACACAGCTTATGACAGATTATCAGGATTTGGAATTTGTGAAGGAAGAAGGTGAAATTGATTGGATTGGAAAGGAAACAGCATGGTCTTCAAAGGCTATGCAACAGGCACAGGAAAGAAAGCAACCATGAAGGTCAAGGATGCACAGCTTCTTTCATGGGATGATGTTCAAGGAAATCAGTCATTTGGTGCAATCCTGAATCAGGACTTTGTTGATATTTCATTTGATACTGATGAACTGTCACAGAAGTTTTGGGACATGGCAGAAAAGAACAATTGGAATTGTTTGATTCTTGAAAATCCTGAAAATGGACACATTCACAGTTATTGGAAGGACACAGAACACAGGATTGAAAAGGGTGGAAAGGATAAAAAACTTGCAGTTGGATTGATTGCAGATATTCATTCAGGTTCAACATACATACCACTAAGGGTCAATGGTGTTGATAGATTCCCACCATCCTTTGAACCTGATGACATTGATGAAGTTCCTGATGAATTGATTCCTGTGAATACAACCATCAATCTTGCAGACTTGCAGGAAGGGGATGGAAGGAATGATGAATTGTTCAAATACATCCTGATTCTTCAGTCACAGCTTATGTTGGACAGAGAACCAATAAGAAGGGTGTTAGATAACATCAATCATTTTATCTTTCAGGATGCATTATCAGAAGAAGAAATGGATGTCATCACAAGGGATGATGCATTTGCAAAACCAATTTTCTACAAAGGAAAAACATTCTTGCACAATGCTTTTGGTCAGTACATGAAGAATGAATATCACATCAAAAGGATTCAGGGACAGCTTCATGTGTATGATGGTGGGATTTATAAATCAGGTTACAGATTCATTGAATCCAAGATGGTTGAATTGATTCCAACACTGAAAGCAAATCACAGAGTGGAAACCCTGAAGTATTTGGAAATCATCACACCTGAAGAAACACAGGTTGCAGATGCAAATCTGATTGCATTCAGGAATGGTCTTTATGACTTAGAAACAGATGAACTTCTTCCATTCAGTCCTGACCATGTTATTACAAACATGATTCCTTGGGACTATAACCCTGAAGCATACAGTGAATTGTGTGATAAGACCTTGAACAAAATATCCTGTCAGGATGATGAAATCAGAGCGTTACTTGAAGAATGTATTGGATATTGCTTCTTCAGACAAAATGAATTATCAAAATCATTCTTCCTGACAGGTTCAGGGTCAAATGGTAAATCAACATTTTTAGATATGGTGAAGAATGTGCTTGGAAGACCAAACTATGTATCACTTGATATGGATGAACTTGGTGAACGATTCAGCACAACAACCATGTTTGGAAAACTTGCAAACATTGGTGATGATATCAGTGATGAATTCCTGCAAGGAAAGGTCATTGCACAGTTCAAGAAGATTGTCAGTGGAAATGATATCAAAGCAGAAAACAAAGGTCAGGATGCATATTTCTTCAAACCAACAGTCAAGCTGTTATTCAGTGCAAATGAGATTCCAAGAATGAGAAACAAAGGATTTGAAGCAATCAAAAGAAGACTTGTTATCATTCCATTCAATGCTAAATTCAGCAAGGATGATGATGACTTTGATGCAGGAATCACTTGGAAGCTGAAGAAACAGGATGTTGCAGAATACTTGATAAAACTTGGTATTGAAGGATTGAAAAGAGTTCTGACAAATCAGGGATTCACAGAATCACAGAAGGTCAAGGATGAAGTTGACAACTTTGAAAAAGACAACAATCCAATTCTTCTATTCTTGGAAGAAGTGGAAGAAGATGAAATTCTGAACCATGAAACCAAAGAAGTGTTTGCAAGGTATGACACATTCTGCAATGAAAATGGATTCACAAGAATTGCAATGCAGACTTTCACCAAGGAAATTAAGAAACACCTTGGATGTGACAGGAAGGATGTCAGGTTGAATGGTAAGAAAGCAATAATTTTTATTAAGTAGAAAGGATGATGGATGATGGAATTACATGAAGAAACAGATGGTCAGTTATCATTTGCAGAAGATGTTGTCAATCATCCATCCCACTATTGTCAGGATGGTGGAATGGAATGTATTGATGAAATGATAGCAATCTTTGGAAAAACAGCAGTCAAGCATTTTTGCCTGTTGAATGTATGGAAGTACAGAAAAAGGGCAGTGTTCAAGAATGGTGCTGAAGATATGAAGAAAGCTGATTGGTACATGAAGAAGTATGTGGAACTTGGTGGAAAGGCGGTGAACTGTTGATGAATTATCATAACATTACAAAAGATGACATGAATAATGGTGATGGATTGCGTGTGGTTCTTTGGGTGGCAGGATGCAGTCATCATTGCAAGGGTTGTCAGAATCCTGTGACATGGAATCCTGATGATGGTATTGAATTTGATATCAGAGCAAAGAAGGAAATCTTCAAGGAACTTAAAAAGAAGCATATTGCAGGAATTACATTCAGCGGTGGTGACCCTTTATTTTCAACCAACAAGGGAACAGTTTTCTGTCTGTGTCAGGAAATCAAAAAGAAATTTCCAACTAAGACTATTTGGATTTATACAGGCTATGATTGGGAAACCATCATGAATAACAAATATATGAAAGCAGTGATGAAATATGTTGATGTTCTTGTGGATGGTGAATTCATTGAAGAATTGAAAGATGTCAATTATCCTTGGGCAGGTTCTACCAATCAAAGGGTGATTGATGTTCAGAAATCACTGAAGGAAGGAAAGGTGATTCTGCATGAAAGTAATTAAGAAAGATGGAACACATGAAGGTTATGACTTCATGAAGATAAAGAATGCAGTCACAAAATCTGCAAAAAGGGTCATGATTGACCTTGATGATGAAGCATTTGACAGACTGAAGGATATTGTTGAATTAAGACTGTCATTGCTGAACACAGAACTGATTCCAATTGCAGACATGCACAATGTTGTAGAAGAATCATTGGAACAGTTTGACCCAAGAATTGCAAAGTCATATAAAGACTATCGCAACTATAAAAAAGACTTTGTTCACATGATGGATAAGGTATATCAGAAATCACAATCCATCAGATTCATTGGTGACAAAGAGAATGCAAACACTGACAGCACATTGGTAGCAACTAAAAGATGCTTGATATTCAATGACCTGAACAAAAGACTGTACAGAAAATTCTTTATGACACAGGAAGAACTTCAAGCATGTAAGGATGGTTACATATATGTACATGACCAATCAGCAAGATTGGACACAATGAACTGTTGTCTGTGTGATGTTGGTTCAGTCATGTCAGGTGGTTTTGAAATGGGAAATATTTGGTATAACGAACCAAAGACCCTTGACACTGCTTTTGATGTACTTGGTGACATTATTCTTTCAACAGCTTCACAGCAGTATGGTGGTTTCACTGTTCCTGAAGTGGACAAGATTCTTTCACCTTATGCAGTGAAGTCATTCAAGAAATATGTTGATGAATACTATCAGATGATATCAACATATTCAGAACTTGATTCAGATGATGTGTCAAAGAATGCAAACACCTATGCAATGCAGAAGGTTAAAAGAGATTTTGAACAGGGATTTCAGGGAATAGAAATGAAGCTGAACACAGTTGGTTCAAGCAGGGGTGATTATCCATTCATTACAATGACATTTGGTCTTGCAACAGATGAATTTGGAAAGATGGCATCCATCACATTCCTTGAAGTTCATGCAAAGGGGCAGGGAAAGGAAGGAAACAAAAAGCCTGTGTTATTCCCTAAGTTGGTATTTTTGTATGATGAAAATCTGCATGGTGAAGGATGCATCAATGAAGATGTCTTTGAAGCAGGGATTGAATGCAGTTCCAAAACAATGTATCCTGATTGGTTATCACTGACAGGTGAAGGATATGTTGCTTCCATGTATAAGAAATATGGAAGGGTGGTTTCCCCTATGGGATGCAGGGCATTCTTATCACCTTGGTATGAAAAAGGTGGAATGCATCCTGCTGATGAATCAGACAAACCTGTGTTTGTTGGAAGATTCAACATTGGTGCAGTTAGTCTTCATCTTCCAATGATTCTTTCAAAATCAAGACAGGAAAGCAAAGACTTCTATGAAGTGCTTGATTATTATCTGAACATGATTAGAAAGATTCATCAAAGGACATATGACTATCTTGGTGAAATGAAAGCATCAACAAACCCAATTCAGTATTGTGAAGGTGGTTTCTATGGTGGACACCTGAAACCAACAGACAAAATCAAACCATTGCTGAAACCAATGACTGCATCCTTTGGAATCACAGCATTGAATGAACTTCAGGAATTATACAATGGAAAATCCCTTGTGGAAGATGGACAGTTTGCGTTGGATGTTCTGAAGTATATCAATGACAAGGTGAATGAATTCAAGGAAGAAGATGGTTGGTTATATGCAATCTATGGAACACCTGCTGAATCACTTTGTGGTCTTCAGATTGAACAGTTCAGAAAAATGTATGGTGTGATTGAAAATGTATCTGACAGACCTTATGTGTCAAACAGCTTCCATTGTCATGTGACTGAAGACATCACACCAATTCAGAAGCAGGATTTGGAAGGTAGATTTTGGGATTTATGCAATGGTGGGAAAATCCAATATGTAAGATATCCAATTGACTACAATAAAGATGCAATCAGGACATTGGTCAGAAGGGCAATGGATAAAGGATTCTATGAAGGTGTGAACTTATCACTTGCATATTGTGATGATTGTGGACATCAGGAACTTGAAATGGATGTGTGTCCTGTGTGTGGTTCAACGAACCTGACAAAGATTGACAGAATGAATGGATATCTTTCTTATAGCAGGGTACATGGTGATACAAGATTGAATAGTGCAAAGATGGCAGAGATTAAAGAAAGGAAATCAATGTAATGAAGTGTGATGGATGTTTTGGTGCTTCATTTAATGATTGTGGAAGGTGTAAGAAAATGACAGGAAAAGAATATCAGAAATTAGCAATGAGAACATGCAGTATTCCATATGACAACAAGGAAGGAAGATTGCATCATGCAGTGTTTGGACTTACTTCAGAAGCAGGTGAAGTTGCAGGAATTCTTCAGAAGGTATATCAAGGACATGAATTTGACAAAGAGCATATCAAGAAAGAACTTGGTGACTGTCTTTGGATGATTGCTGAAGCATGTGAAGCACTTGACCTTGATATGGATGATGTGATGCAGACAAACATTGACAAGCTGAAAGCAAGATATCCTGAAGGATTCAGTGCTGACAGGTCACTTCACAGAAAAGAAGGTGACATTTAATGTTCTTAAAATTAGCACTTATCTTCATTATTTGGGGAATTTATGGTGATTTAGAAAAGAAAAATGATGAAACTTCTTCATTTTGTATGGTTTTATTGACATTTTTAATAATTTTTAGTTAGGCGGTGAATTGATGTTAAGATGTGAAATTTTGGATGTGCAGGGTTTTGACCCTGCTATCCATGGAATGAGAAACCCAAAGAACAGTTGGGATAAGTCAGACAGTTATGATGCAGTTGATTGTGGTAAATGTGGACTAATTGAAGAAAAGGGTTTCTGCAATAAAGAAGACAGACTTGGAAGATGTGAGAACTTCAGATGTTATGCAGTAGGTGATAATGACCTGAAGCTGATGAAAACATTATTCAATTCAGGAACAGAACACAGAAAATATGACAGAATGATTCAGGTATGGATGGATATTGAAGCACCTTTATATTGGTGGAAAGAATTTGACACATACAAGATTGGAACTGTTGCAAATAGTTGTTCTACCATGCATAAGATTCACAGCAGGGATTTAACCTTGAATGACTTCAGCACTGAACATCTTTCCAAGACTAACCTAATTGTGGTGGACATGGTCATTGATGCAATCAATAATGCAAGACAGGATTTCCTTCAGAATCATGACAAAATTGATTGGTGGCAGATGATTCAACTTCTTCCATCATCATACAATCAAAAGCGAACAGTCATGATGAACTATGAAGTGATTGCAAGAATCATTGAACAAAGGTCACATCATAAATTGGATGAATGGCATCAGCTTATTGATGTTCTTGGTGGTCTTCCTTACATGCAGGAATTGATGAAATAACTGTTCTTGGTTGTTCTTGGTGCTTAGAATTTTGACACCACCAAGAACAGCACACGGCAGTGGTTGAAGGGTGTGCAAGAACAACAAAGAACACTAGCAAGAACAACAAAAAGCCTTTATTTATAAGGGTTTCAAGACTTTTGTTCTTGGTGTTCTTTGTGTTCTTGGTACTTTTCACTTTTAAATAAAAATAGTAATTTTATTGTATTTTACTATATATTTATATGATTTTAGGTGAAAAAAAATAAATATATAGTAGTAGTGTTTTACCAAGAACACCAAGAACACAAAAGACAGGCGGTGATGAAAATTGATTCTTGATGATATCAGAGAATTGAAACAGGACATTGATGAATTGAAGATGAAGATTGATGCATTTACAACAGCAGGTGCAATCAGATATGACAAGGAATGTGTTCAGACAAGTCCATCAGGTGATTCACTTGAAAAAATGATTATTAGATTGATTGAAGATAAGGATAATCTTGAACATCTGATAAAAGAATATCAATATATGTGTTCAAAAGTAAATTTTGCTTTATATACAATCAGACAGCAGGAATTTATCAGATTGTATTATTTTCAAGCGTATTCTATGAAACAATGTTGTCATGAAATGAGAACAACATACAATAATCTTTGTAATATAAAAAAAAGGATAGAGTGCTGAATAAATTCAGTATAATGCTTGACAAGTGAACTGAATATGTTATAATATGTATGATGAATAAGTATAAATAAAAATAAGTGAAAGACACCACCCTGAAAAGGGCAGGTGTCTTTTTGCGTTGGTTAATAACAAAGAAAGGAGTGTTGCAGGATGGCAAGAAAGCTGACTGACAAACAAAAGAAATTTGTTGAAGAATACCTGATTGACCTGAATGCAACACAGGCTTGCATCAGGGCAGGTTATAAAACAAAAACACCGCAACAAGCAAGTGAAATTGGTTGTCAATTACTCAAGAAAACTCAAGTTTCAGAAGCAATTGCTAATGCAATGGCAGAAAGAAGCAGAAGAACAGGAATCAATCAGGATAGGATTGTTCAGGAACTTGCAAGAATAGCATTTGTTAAAATAACAGATGTTGTTGATTCTAATGGTGAAATAAATGCAAATGCTTCTGATGATGACCTTGCATGTATTGAATCATACAAGGTTGAAGATTCTGATTCAGTGAATGGTTCATCTTCCAAAAGGGAAGTCAAACTTGCTTCCAAAATAAAGGCACTTGAATTATTGGGAAAACATGTTGGAATGTGGAATGACAGAATTCAAGTTGATGTTTCCATTCCTGTGTTTGGGGGTGAAGATGACCTTGAAGAATAAACACAGGAATAATGGAAAAGGAAAGGGAAACAGAAAAGAACAGCTAAAACGAAGACGGAAAAGACAGAAGAATCAAGTCCCAAAGACCAAGAATTCTTATTGGTGCATTGATGGAAATTTTACCAATCATCCTGTTGCTTACTGCACACATTATCATGGTGTATTGACACAGGGATTGATGGATGTACATAAATGCAAAGAACATGGATGTTTCAGGTTAAGGGAAGGTGATAAATTTGAATAAGAAATATTATCATCTGCCTGATATCGTTGGAAAAGGATATAAACGATTTTGGAACTTCAAAGGAAGATATAGAGTTGTAAAAGGAAGTCGTGCTTCCAAGAAATCCAAGACAACAGCACTTTGGTACATTTATAACCTGATGAAATATCCTGAATCAAATCTGTTGGTCATCAGAAAGACCTTCAGAACCTTGAAAGATTCTTGTTATGCTGATTTGAAATGGGCATGTCACAGATTTGGTGTTGACCATTTATGGCAGTTCACATTGTCACCTTTGGAAGCAACATATCTTCCGACAGGTCAAAAGATATATTTCAGGGGATTGGATGACCCTTTGAAAGTCACATCTATTGCAGTTGATAAAGGCTGTCTGTGTTGGATGTGGATTGAAGAAGCATATGAAATCATGTCTGAAGCTGATTTTGATATGTTGGATGAATCAATCAGGGGTGAATGTCCTGATGGACTATGGAAGCAGATAACACTGACATTTAACCCTTGGAATGAACATCATTGGATGAAGAAACGATTCTTTGACAATCCTGACCCTGATACACTTGCATTGACAACCAACTATTTATGTAATGAATGGTTGGACAAAGCAGACTTGCAGGTGTTTGAAAGGATGAAAAAGAACAATCCAAGAAGATATGCAGTTGCAGGTCTTGGTGGATGGGGAATTGTTGATGGTCTTGTATATGAGAATTGGAAAGAACAGGCATTCACACTTGATGATGTAAGGAATTGCAAAACAAGATGTGGACTTGACTTTGGTTATACAAATGACCCTTCAGCATCACCAATCATGTTTCTTGATTTGGAAAATAAGAAATTGTATGTGTGGGATGAACTTTATAAAACAGGTTTATCCAATAAGAAAATATATGAAGAACTATCATCAATGGGGTATGGAAAAGAGAAATTCACAGGTGATTCTGCTGAACCAAAGTCCATTGATGAATTGAAATCCCTTGGACTAAGAATCAAGGGGGCAAAGAAAGGAAAAGACAGCATCAACAATGGAATACAGTGGATTCAAGACCTTGAAATCATTGTCCATCCAAGATGTGTCAACTTCCTGACAGAAATATCCAACTATACATGGGATAAAGATAAATTTGGAAACAAACTGAACAGACCAATTGATGATTTCAACCACTTAATGGATGCAATGCGTTATGGGTTGGAAGATGACATCATTGGAAATGCTTGGTTGTATTAGAAAGGATGGTGAAGAAATGTGTTAAAGGAAGATGAAATTCTGAAGTTTATTCAGGAAGACAAGTTGTCAACCAAGAAGAACCTTGCTTCCATTGGTCAAAAATACTATGATGCAGACCATGACATCATGCATTATAGAATGTTTTATTTCAATGCTGATGGAAAATTGGTGGAAGACACAACAAGAAGCAATGTCAAGATTTCACATCCATTCTTCACTGAATTGGTTGACCAAGCAGTGCAGTATATGTTGTCAGGTGAAAATGGAATCATCCATTCTGATATTCCTGAACTTCAGACAAGATTGGATGAATACTTTGATGATGACTTCATCTGTGAATTGAATGATGTTCTGACAGGTACAATGGCAAAAGGATTTGAATACATGTATGCTTACATGAACAAAGATGGAAAGCTGTCATTTGAATGTGCAGATTCACTTGGTGTTGTAGAAGTCAGAGAAAAAGACACAGATGATGGATGTGCATATGTGATTTATTGGTATGTGGACAAGCTAACCAAGGAAAATAAGGTCATCAAGCGTATTCAGGTGTGGGATGAAAATCAGACAACATTCTATGTGCAGGAAGAAGAAGGAAAGCTGATTCTTGATGAATCAGAACCAATCAATCCAAGACCACATGTGATTTATAAGAAAGATGGTGATGATTCCATCTATTATGAAAACTTTGGTTTTATTCCATTCTTCAGATTGGATAATAACAAGAAACAGTGGTCAGGACTGAAACCAATCAAGGATTTAATTGATGACTATGACATAATGTCATGTGGTTTATCAAACAACCTTGCTGATTTTGACTATCCATTGCATGTCGTGAAGGGATTCCAAGGTGATAATCTTGATGAACTTCAGCAGAACCTGAAGACAAAGAAGATGATTGGTGTTGATTCTGATGGTGGTGTGGAAGTCCACACAATAGATATTCCATATCAGGCAAGACAGGCAAAGATGCAGGAAGATGAAAAGAACATTTACAGATTTGGAATGGGATTCAATTCTGCACAACTTGGTGATGGTAATGTGACCAATGTTGTTATCAAATCAAGATATGCACTTCTTGATTTGAAATGTAACAAATTGGAAATCAGAATGAAGCAGTTCCTGAAGAAGATTGTGAAGGTTGTCATTGGTGAAATAAACAGAATTGATGGAACTGATTATCAGGTCACAGATGTTTGGTTTGACTTTGAAAGGGAAGTCATGACCAATGCACAGGATAATGCACAGATTGAATTGACTGATGCACAGAAACAGCAGACACAAATCAATACAATCCTATCACTTCAGGGTGTTCTTGATGATGAAACAATCATTCAGACCATCTGTGAAATCCTTGATATTGATTATGAAGATATCAAAGACAAACTTCCTGAAGATGAAGAACAGGATAATCAGCTTGCACAATCCACCTTGGAAGGGATTGTTCCTGAAGAAGGTGGTGAAGACATAGATGAATAAGACTGAAAAACAGATTGCTAAATATCAGCTTCAGCAGGAACAAAAGACCTTGCGTGAATTGAAACAGGTATATGCACAGGCATCAAAAGACCTGCAAAAATCAATCAATGACCTGAATCTTAGAACTGATATGCAGAATCTTCAGTCTATTATCTATCAGGTCAAATATCAGGAAGCAATGAAGAAACAGATTGATGGTATTCTTGATAAGCTGAACAAAGGGTCTTATCAAACTATCAATGAATATCTTCAGGATGCTTATCACAATGGATATATTGGAAATATGTATTCTTTGCAAAAACAGGGAATTCCAATCACAGTTCCAATTGACCAAAAGAAGGTGCTGACTGCACTTCAAACTGATTCAAAGCTGTCTTCCAAGTATCATTCAGGTGATATCTTGAAAGGAAGGCTTGCTGAAGATGTCAAAAAACTGAAAGTGACAATCAGGGCAGAGTTATCAAGGGGAATTGCAAATGGTGAAACATGGCAACAGGTAGCATATAAGATTGCACTTGGTATGAATAATCCAATGTCAAAATCCTTGAATATGGCAATGAGAATTGCAAGAACTGAAGGTCACAGAGTGAATCAGCAGGGATTCCTTGATGCAGGTACTGAAGCAAAGAAAAAGGGTGCTGACATTGTAAAACAGTGGGATGCAACACTTGATTCAGTTACAAGACCTTGGCATCAGGAAGCAGATGGTCAAATCAGGGAATGGGATGACTTCTTTGAAGTTGGCGGTGAAAAGATGAAAGCACCATCCATTGGTGGTTCTGCAAGGAATGTCTGCAATTGCAGATGTCAGCTTCTTCAAAGGGCAAAATGGACATTGGATGAATCTGAATTGAAAACCCTTCAGGACAGAGCATCATTTTTTGGATTGGACAAATCAAAGTCATTTGATGACTTCAAAAGGAAATATTTGAACCTTCCCAAAAACGCTGATACAATGAAGGTGAAACCATCAGTCGGTGATTGGAAATCTTCAACAGCAGGTCAGACATTCAAGAACAAAAAGGAAGCATTTCAATATTTTAGGGATTTAGGAATCAAGATAGGTGATTCAAGGAAATATCCAATGGATGAACAGATTGCTATTGGAATGGCACAATGGCATTCTAAATTCAGTGAAACATATCCTGAATTTACATCTAAGATTGTTCACAAGATTCCTGAAATCAAAAATGTTGCACCTTCATCACTTCCATATGGTGTTCTTGGACAGTTTGAATATTATTTAACAGGTAAGGTTTCAGGAATCAAGCTGAATTCTTATGCACACAGGAGTTATGATGAAGCACTGAAAAGTTCAATGCGTTCTTCTGAACGTGGTTGGCATAGTGGTGGTTCTGCTTATCATACAATCATTCATGAATATGGTCATTATGTATCACATTCAATGGGTGAATTGGAAAAAGGGTTTGAACATAAAATCATAACAGAAACAGTCAAAGAGTATAAAAAGAATCATCCTGAATATACTTTTGACACATACAAGGGTGCATCAGATGCACTTAGTAAATATGGAACAACTTCTGAAGCTGAATGTTTTGCAGAATGTTTTGGTGAATACTTTGGTGAAGATGAACCAAGGGAATTTGCAACCATATTTGGAAAGATACTTGAAAAAGCAATGAAAGGGGTGCAGTAATATGGAAGAACCAAAAGGAATTGAATATTGGTACATGGATGAAAAAGATGAAGAATGGAAGATTTCTGATGATGCACCTGATTGGGCAAAGAAAGAATTTGAAGAATATTTCAAATTGATAAATGACCCAACACATAAGTTTTGATTGAAAACACCTTGGAAACAAGGTGTTTTTATTATGTCCTAAGTAAGACTTTAAACTGCTTTATTTTTATGTCATTTTCATGGGTGACCATGTAAAACATCAGTGACTGACAGTCACATCCAAGACATAACTTGTAAAAATTGTAAATGTGAAAGGAAGGAATATAACAATGACATTACAGGAATTATTGAAAGCACAGAACTTGACTGATGAACAGGTCAAAGGAATTCTTGATGCTATGAAACAGAACAAAATCTATACTGCATCAGAAGAAAATCTTGATGTGAGATATGGAAAATTAAAGACTGAACATGATGCAATGGTTGCAAAGGATGCAGAATCACAGAAGCTGATTGCAGAACTTCAGAAAGCAACTAAAGGTCAGGAAGATGTGCAGACAAAAATCACAGAGTATGAAGCAACTATTCAGAAACAGCAGGAAGAACTTGTTGAAGCAAAAACAGAATCTGCATTGAAGATTGGTCTTCTTTCAGCAGGTGCAAAGGCAACCGACATTGATTATCTGATTTATAAAATGAATCATGACAGTGATTGGAAACCTGAACTTGGTGAAGATGGTCAGGTCAAAGGTCTTGATGACAAGGTAAAAGGACTGAAAACACAGTTCCCAAGTCAGTTTGAATCAACTTCCACAAAGAAAATTGAAGAAAAGAAACTTGAAAAGCCTGAACAGAAAGACACAATCACAAAGGAAGACTTCAACAAAATGGGATATCAGGCAAGAAACAAGCTGTTCAATGAAAATCCTGAATTATACAAAGAATTATCAAGAAATTAAGAAAGGTTAAAAGGTGAAAAATTATGGCAAGTACAACAACTAAATTATCCAACATTATCAATCCTGAAGTCATGTCTGACATGATTGAAGCAAAGATTGAAGCACAGTGCAAGATTACACCATATGCACATGTAAACACAGACTTACAGGGAACAGCAGGTGACACAATCACAGTTCCTTCTTGGAATTACATTGGTGATGCTGAAGACTTTGATGTTGAAAAGGCATCTGACACAAATGCTGAAGTTGAAACAACAAATCTGACAGCAGGAAGCACCACTTTCACAATTAAGTGTGCAATGAAGGCTGTTTCTATCTTACAGACTGCAATCAACAGTGGTCTTGGAAATCCTATTGGTCAGGCAACTTTACAGTTAGCAAAATCTATTGTCAACAAAGTGGACAATGACCTTATTGATGCTATTTATGCAAAGATGACTGCATCCAAGGATAAATGCATTATTGCTGATGAAAAAGCAAATTATGTCAACTATGATGGAATTGTTGATGCAGTAACTAAGTTTGAAGATGAAGAAGATGGAATTGAAAAGGTTATGTTCATCCATCCAAAACAGGAAAAAGCACTGCTTACTGATGCAGATTTTATTTCTGCTGATAAGTTTGAAGCAGGTGTTGCAGTCAATGGTTCTATTGGTAAGATTGCAGGTTGTTGGATTAAGAAATCCAAGAAAGTAAAACAGGAAGAAACAACCAACTGTTGGTTAAATCCTATCATCAAACTTGAACCTGATTCTGCTGAAACAGAGTACACAGAAGATGAACTTCCTGCATTAACTATCTTCTTAAAGAAAGATACACAGGTTGACCATGAGTGGTTTCCTAAGAAACAGAAGCATGATATCACTGCTTCTAAGTATTATGGTGTTGCAGTAACAAATGCATCTAAACTTGTTGTTGCAAAATTCAAGGGTGATGCACCTACTGCCTAAGTAAAGAAAGGCGGTGAATCTGATGATTATATCAGTTGATGATATTGTGTCCATGCCTGATTTCATAGGGCAGGACACAAAGATTCTTCAAAAGAAGCTAAATGCATTGGAACTTCTTATCAGGAAGTACACCAATAACAATTTTCAGAACAGAAGCATCAGATTCATAGGAAATAGTCTTGGTGACAGAATCTTTGGTGGTCATCCATTCATCAGAGTTGGTGACACCATTCAGATTTCAGAATCAGAAGTGAATGATGGACTGTATGTGGTCACTGAAGTTGGCAAGGACTTCATAAGACTTGACAAAGAAGTGTTCACTATTGATTCCAACATGGTCACAAAAGTTGTCTATCCTGAAGATATTCAGGTTGGAATCATCAATCTTCTAAAATATGAAGTTGATATGCGTGATAAGGTTGGAATCAAATCTGAATCACTGTCAAGACATTCTGTGACCTATGTTGATTATGATGCAAATAACCAAGTGATGGGATATCCTGTTTCCCTGCTTGGTTTTTTAAAACCTTACATGAAAGCAAGATTCTGATGATTTCAGTTGGTGGAAATACAACTGCATTGATTCAGGTGAAAGATGAAGGAACAAAGAACATCATTGGTGAAAAGGAACATGTGTGGATGGATGTCACATCACTGAAAGGTTGGTTGGACTTATCCAATGGTCAAAATGACATTAGTGAATACAGTGCAAAGGTGCAATCATCCACACATATTTTCATCTGTGATTTTAAATCCTTCAGAAATCTTTCAAAGAAATGGGTTTGGAATCCATTCAATCTGAAAACAGGTGTTATTCAGTCACAACAGGATGAAACAAAGATTGATGCAACATCTGAAAATGCAAGAATGATTATTGATGGGGTTGAATACCACATCTTAATGATTGATGACCCTATGGGAATGCATCAGCACTTGGAAATCATGCTTCAGTATGTTGGGGGTGGTTTAGGTGTCTAAGAATGTAGAATTCCATAGTTATTCAGTGAATGTGAAAACAGCACTGAAAGATAAAGCAATTGCTTTTCTTCATGAAATTGGTGGTGAAATCAGGTCACAGGCACAAAGAAATAGCAGAAGAAAGACATCACAGACAGCAGGTTCTTATCAATACAAGGTTGATGAAGATGCACTTGCAGTTCATATTGGTTCAGATTATTGGAATGCAATCTATGAAGAATTTGGAACAGGTGAACATGCAATCAATGGTGGTGGCAGAAAAGGTTATTGGGTCTTTGTTGACACAGGTGGAAAACCACAAGCACCAAAAGGTGGGAAGACATACACCAAGGAAGAAGCAAAAAGAGTTGTTGCTATTATGAGAAAGAAGGGACTGAATGCTTATTATACCAATGGTAAAACAGCAAACAGACCTTTATACAGAGCATTCACAGCAACAGAAGGAAAGATTCAGTCTGTTGCTGAAAGATATTTTGGGGGTGTTTGATAATGACAATTGAAGGTCTTAATTATATAAACAACCTGTTAGAATCATTAAACATTCCCTATGAATTCATGGAATGGACTTCTGATATTCCTGAAACATATTGGATTGGTGAATATCAGGATATAGAACCATTGAATGAAGATGGAATGGAAGAATGTAATTTCATTCTGACAGGTAACACAAAAGGAAGTTTTCTGAATCTTGAAACTGTGAAGGAATTACTGAAGGACACATTTGGATGTGATGGAATAACAGATATCATGAAAAGTGGTTCAGGAATTGCAATCATGTATGTGACAGCATATCCTGTTCCTTCAGTTGAATTTGGTGTTCATAGATTAGAAATAACATTAAGAATAAAAGAATGGAAGGTGTAAAACATGGCAAAGTTTGGAAAAACAGGTGTGACATCTGACACACCTAAAAAGATTTTGTTTGGTGCAGGTACGATTCATAAGAATGTTACTTATGATGAAAGTTCCAAAAAATGGAATTTTGAAAATTCAATTATGGGTGCAACACAGGGTGGTTCTAAGATTACAATCACACCTGAATTTGCAGACATTGAAGCAGATGGTGCAATGGTTGCAGTAAAAGGTCTTAAAGTCAAGACAGGTGAAACTGCTGAAATGGAAATCAATTTCCTTGAAATCACAAAGGACATTATCAAATCAGCAATCATTGGTGTTGAAGGAACTTCTCAAGATACCAATTATGACCTGATTGAATCAAAGGCAGATGTTGAAGATGGTGATTATCTTCAGAACATTGCTTTTGTTGGTAAGACATTAGGCGGTAAAAATATCATTGTTATTATGGACAATGCACTTTGTACAAGTGGACTTGAATCAAATGGTGAAAATAAGAAAGAAGGGGTTGGAACATATACATTTGCATGTCATGCAGACCTTGATTCTGACCTTGACACCCTTCCTTATCACATTTATTATCCAAAAACACTTGCGTAATTAGAAAGGATGGTTTTGAACAATGGCAAAAGTAAAGGTTATAAATGAATTCAATGACAGATATACAGGGAAACTTCACAAGATTGGTGAAGTGTTTGAAGCTGATGACAAAAGAATTTCTGAAATCATGGAAGTTTCAAAACACCTGATTGAAGTGCAGGAAGACAAAGAACCTGCAAAGAGAACAAGAAAGAAAGTGGGTGAAGACTAATGGAATTTGAACTTAGAACACTGAAATCTGATGACTTATTCCCAATGTTTGGGATTCTTTCAAAGATTGGTTTCAAGGATTTAAAGGAAATTATCACACCTGACAAAATCAAGGACATGAAGTCAATGATTAGTCAGAAGGATGATGAAGATGAAAACACAGATGCTACAACAATGCTTGGTGTGTCTGTTGTGATGGAAGTTGTATCTATCATCATGAAGAATCTTCCTTCCTGCAAAAATGAAATTTACACTTTTCTTTCAGGTCTGTCAGGAATGACAGTTAAGGAAATTGGAAACCTTGATATGGTAACTTTCACTGAAATGATTGTTGCTGTTGTTCAGAAGCAGGAATTCAAGGATTTTTTCAAGGTTGTTTCAAAATTGTTCAAGTAAACCATCTTACTTTTATGGACTTGCTATTCAGAGAATACGCAAGTCCATTTATTTTGCTTGATAAGGTGATTGGTGCAGGGCAATTGATGGACTTCTTGGAAGTCTTTGATGAAAAACAACAGCACAATGAACTTTGGGAATTCTATATTCACAAACTTCCACCTTGGGATGAAAGAACATTTGAACAGTTCAAGCATGATTTGAAAGTTGGTAACAAACCAAAGTGTGAAAGACCAACAAAGGAACAGCTTGAAGCAACCATAAAAGATTCTTATAAAATCATGCAAAATTTTGAAATAGAAAAGGAAGGGGGTTAATTGAATTATGGATTTGTTTAAACTTGTTGGAAGTATCTTCATCAATAACAAAGAAGCAAACAGTCAGATTGATGAAACCAATACAAAAGCACAGAATCTTGCAACAAAGATTGGTTCTGCTATGGAAACAGCAGGAAACAAAATCACAGGTATTGGAAAAGCAATTGCACCTGTGTCAGCAGTTCTTGCAACTGCACTGACTACTTCAACAAAGTCAGCTTCTGACTTTCAAAATGGTATGGCAAAAATGTCAACCTTGTTTGATACTTCCAAGACTTCAGTTAGTGACTTATCCAAGGAATTCTTGACCCTATCCAATAAAACAGGTTTGTCTGCATCAGAACTTGCTGAAGCAGGATATCAGGCACTGTCAGCAGGTCAGAGTGTGGACAAGGTTGGAAAGTTTGTTGAAACAGCAGGAAACCTTGCAAAAGCAGGTTTCACAAGTACAACAACAGCGGTGGATGTGTTGACAACAGCAATGAATGCTTATGGTAAATCAGCAGGAAGTGCTGACCAAATAGCAAACAAACTTGTTAGAACACAGAACTTAGGTAAAACAACTGTTGATGAACTTGCATCTGCAATGGGTAAAGTTATTCCAACAGCTTCTTCAATGGGTGTCAATATCAACAACTTGACATCAGGTTATGTATCACTTACTAAACAGGGTATTGCAACAGCAGAAGCAACCACATACATGAACAGTATGTTCAATGAATTGGGTGATTCAGGAACAACACTTGGTGGTGTCATCAAGGAAAAAACAGGAAAGTCATTCCAAGAATGTATGAATTCAGGAATGTCACTTGCTGATGTTCTTCAAATCACAAAGCAGTATGCAGATGAAAATGGTATTGCCTACAATGAGTTATGGTCATCTGCTGAAGCAGGAAAGGCAGGTCTTGCAATCCTGAATGGTGGTGTTGATGAATTTAACAAGACAGTTGAAACAATGGCATCTGATACAGATGATGTTGGTGAAGCATTGGAGAAATTAGAAACACCATCAGTCAAGGCACACAAAGCAATCAATCAGATTAAGAACAGCGGTATTGAATTAGGTACTGCATTCATTGGTGCTTTAGCACCAACACTTGAAAAAGTGTGTGGGGTTGTTGAAAAGGCAACAACATGGTTCAGCAGTCTTGATGAACACACTAAAACTATGATTGCAACAGCAATGGGAATTGGTGCAGTTGCTTCACCTGTTTTGATTATTGGTGGAAAAATCATCAGTGGTATTGGTTCAATGGTTGGTAAGATTGGAACAGCTATATCAACCATATCATCACTGTCAGGTTCTATTGGTGGTCTGTCAGGTGTCCTTGGTGCAATCACAAGTTCTATTGGATTGGTAGTTGTAGCAATTACTGCATTGATTGCAATCTTTGTTGCATTGTATAACACCAATGAAGATTTCAGGAACACTGTTCAGTCAGCATGGGCAACCATCAAAGAAACAATCAGCACTGTTATTGAAGCAGTGAAAGAATTGATTTCAGCATTCATTCAGCTTGTCAAACAGGCTTGGGATGCTTGGGGTCAGGATATTATCAATGTAGTAACAAATGCATTCAATTATATCAGCACATTTATTGATTCAGCACTGAAGATTGTTCAGGCAGTCATCCAAACAGTGACAGCACTAATCAAAGGTGATTGGTCAGGTGTGTGGGATGGTATTAAAAACATTGTGTCAACAGTGTGGGATGCAATCAAGAATTTGATTTCAGCAGGTATTGAACTTGTGAAATCTATCATTCAGCTTGGTCTGAATGTTGTGAAAACAGTATTCACAACAGTATGGAATGCAATCAAGGGAATTGTTCAGGCAGTATGGAATGACCTGAAGTCAGTGATTGAAACTGTATTGAATGCAATCAAATCATTCATCAACACAGCACTGAATTCAATCAAGTCTGTATTTTCTACAATTTGGAATGCAATCAAATCTGTTGTGACAACAGTCATCAATGCAATAAAGTCAGTGATTTCATCTGTCTTTAATGCTATAAAATCAACAATCACAAGTATCTTGAATTCAATCAAATCTGTGTTCAGCAGTGTTTGGAATGGAATCAAGTCAACTGTGTCTTCAGTTATAAATGGTATTAAGTCCACTATTTCAAGTGGAATGAATGGTGCAAAATCAACTGTGACAGGTGTATTGAATGGAATCAAATCTTCATTCACAAGCATTTGGAATGGATGTAAATCTGTTGTTTCAGGTGCTATTAACAGAATCAAGTCAATTATGAACTTCAGTTGGTCATTGCCACATTTGAAATTACCACATATTTCAATCAGTGGTTCTTTCAGCTTGACACCACCATCTGTTCCACACTTTGGAATCAGTTGGTATAAGAAAGCTATGGACAGTCCTTTCATGTTCACACAACCAACATTGTTTGATGTGAATCCTGTCACAGGTACTGCAAAAGGTGCAGGTGAAGCAGGTGATGAAATTATGTATGGACATAGAAATCTGATGAATGACATTCAGGATGCAGTTGGTCATCATGACAACTTAATTGTGAAAGCCTTGAATGATTGGTTTGAACAGTTATTTGCAATCTTTGAAGAATGGTTTCCTGAATTCAAAGGTCAGTTGGTTCTTGACACAGGTGCATTGGTTGCAGAAACAGCACCTGCAATGGATGAAGAACTTGGTAAAATTATAAGAAGAAAGGAAAGACAATAATGCAGACAGTGACATTTGGAACAAAAAATTCATATGATGACTTTGGTCTAATCCTGACTGACAAAGATATTGGATTTCCTGAACCAAAGTTGGAAGAAGTTGATGTGATTGGTGCTGATGGTGTCATTGACTTGTCAGAAGTCTTAAATGATGATATCAAGTATAAAACACGAAAACTTCAGTTTACTTTTACAGTTCTGAAAGGAAACAAATATTGGGCATCAACAGTTGCTGATGTTGCAAATTACCTTCATGGTAAAAAGTTAAGAATTCAGATGGATTTTGACCCTGCCTATTATTACACAGGCAGGTGCAAAATCAATTCATTCAAGACTTCCAAAAGGTTATGCACCATCACAATTGATGCTGAATGTGAACCTTACAGACTTGATATAAATGGAAATGGTGAAAAATGGTTGTGGGACACATTCAGTTTTCAGAATGGTTTCATCAGGGTGAATGCAGTCACAGTCAATGGTTCATTGCAGGTCAACTTGCAGAATCAAAGAAAGATTGTATCACCAACATTCACCTGTTCAACAGCAATGACTGTGACATTTGATGGTGTTACATATAACCTTCCAAAAGGAAAAACACAGGTTCTTGGAATCAGACTTCAATATGGAACAAATTATGTGACATTCAAGGGAAATGGAACAGTCAAAATTGAATATCAAGGGGGTGCATTATAAATGTATCGTGTATATTGTAATAATTCCCCTTTGTATGATTTAAGGGATGAAGACCTTGTTTTGATTTCCCCAATTGTAAAGATTGGGGAAAACACAGCAGGGTCTTTTGAATTCAGTATTCTTCCAAAACATCCACACTATGAAGAAGTTAATGAATTGACTTCAGTCATCACAGCTTATGATGGTGATGAAGAAATCTTTTGTGGAAGGGTTGTGGAAATTACAAAAGATTTATACAACAGAAAGAAAGTCATCTGTGAAGGTGAACTTGCATATTTCAACGATTCTATTCAAAGACCTGCAAGATATCAGGGATTGACAGTCAGGGGTTATCTTGAAACCTTGGTGAACATCCACAATCAGCAGGTAAAGAATCAGGGCATTGATAAAACCTTCAAAGTTGGTGCAGTTACTGTTCAGGATAAAAATGATTATGTTTACAAATATACCAATTGGGAATCCACATTGGAAGTCATCAAGACAGACCTATTGAAAACCTATGGTGGTTATTTGAGAATCAGAAAAGAAAATGGTGTCAGATATCTTGATTACCTTGCTGATTATCCAAACACAAACACACAGGTGATTGAATTTGGTTCAAACTTATTAGATTTCACACATGATATGGTTGCTTCTGACATTGTCACAGCAGTCATTCCACTTGGTGCAAGACTTGAAGATGTCACAGAAGTTGAAGGTCTTGATGCTTATTTGACAATCAAAGATGTCAATGGTGGTGTTGATTATGTGTATTCACAGGAAGCAGTCAAAAGCTATGGATGGATATTCAAAACAGTCAAATGGGATGATGTTCATGTTGCAGATAACCTTTTAAAGAAAGGGAAGGAATATCTGACAGATATTCAGTTTGCACAGATTACATTGACAGTATCTGCTGTTGACCTTCACATGCTTCATGTGGACATGGAAAGAATAAAAGTCCTTGATAGAATCAGGGTTACATCAACACCTAATGGTCTTGATAGATTTTTCCCTGTGTCAGAAATGACAATTTATTTGGATAAACCATCAAACAATAAGTTGACCCTTGGAACATCCTATTCCAAGAATAGTTTATCAACTAAAACAGAATCAAATATAACTTCAATCAAAGACAAGATTGAAGAACTTCCAAAGAAGTCTGAAATCCTTGAAGAAGCAAAGAAGAATGCTTCTGAACTTATCAAAACAGCAACCAATGGTCATGTTGTCCTTGGTGATAATGCAGATGAACTTCTTATCATGGACACAAATAATAAGAATACTGCTAAACGTGTTTGGCGGTGGAATCTGAATGGTCTTGGATATTCCAAGACAGGTTACAAAGGAAGCTATGAACTTGCAATGACAATGGATGGTCAGATTCTTGGAACATTGATTGCAGGTGAAGCAATCAAAGCAGAACATATTTCAACAGAATACAAAACATCAGTTGAAAGACAAATCAGTAATGCAAAAAAAGATGTTGAAAATGATGTTCAGGAAGAATTGAAATCTTATTGGACAAAGACAGAAGTTGAAACAGCAATCAATCAATCTGCAAATTCAATCAAACTGTCAGCAAAAGAAACAGCTTCAGGATTGATTTCAGAAGCATTGAAATCTTATTCCACATCAGCACAGATTGAAGTTACAACCAATGCAATCAGTTCAGAAGTGAAGAAAAAGGTTGGTTATTCTGAAGTAATCAGTTCAATCAATCAATCTGCTGAATCAGTTGCAATTAAGGCTTCCAAGATAAAACTTGAAGGTCTTGTGACAGCAAACAAAAATTTTCAAGTGCTTACTGATGGAAGTATTATTGCTAAAAACGGAACATTCACAGGTAATATCACAGGTTCAAGAATCACAGGTTCAACAGTCAACATTACAGATTCAAAAGGATGCAAGATTGATTTGGATGCTTCAGGTCTAAGAATTGAAGCGAACAAATACACAGACATTTTTGGACATCAAGGTGGAAAACTTGTCATTGGTACAACAGCATCTATTCTTGAATCTATGTTTTCACCAATCTGCTTTTATCCTGCTGATGGTGGTGTATGGAATTTACCTGTTGCATCAGGATGTAACAAATTCAGATTTGTGTGGAATGTTACGTCATCATGTTATGTTGAAATTCAGACATTATTTGGTGCTTATGGATTGACAGCATGGGCATCTGATAAAAAGCTGAAGAAAAACATTATTGATTCTGAAATCAGTGGAATTGATGAAATTATGAAAATTCCACATTATTCATTTGATTGGAAGAATAAAGATTATCATGTTGATTGTGGTTACATTGCACAGGAAATGGAAAAATTGAATCAAAGTTATGTCATAAAGATTGCACAGCATGATGAAAAAGGAAAGTACACAGGTGACAGTTATCAGATTGATGAAACTGCAATCATCCCTGTCATTACAAAGGCATTACAAGAAGTCATTGAAAGATTGGAAAGGTTGGAAGAAAAATGAATATACCATTATCAGTTTTATTAGAAAATACAAAAATCAGGATGACTGATTCTGTGAATAAAGTCATTCAGGAATCAAATCTTCCTGCTTATCTGATAGAAGGAATTCTGTCAGATATCCTTGCAGAAGTCAGAAAACAGAAGAATCTTGAATTAGCATCTGACTATGCAAGTATGAATGAAGAAAATCAGAAAAGTGAAGAAGATGAAAAGGAAGGTGAAGAATAATGGCAAACATTAAACCTTATACAGATGAAATTGCAAATGCTGTCTATGGTGAAGAAGTCAGAAGTTCAATCATCAATGCACTGAACAAAGTCAATGATGATAATAACAGTTATCAGGACATCAAGAATCAAATTGTTGCTTCTAAGGATAATGTCAATGAAGCTGTTGCAGAATTTGATGCAAAGGTTGCTTCAGCACAGGATGCAACAACAGCACTTATCAATGCAACATCCAAAGGAAACACAGCAAAGTCTGCACTTGACAGTGCTATTACTTCAGCAAACACAGCAAGAACCAACTTGGTTTCTGCAACTACTTCAGCAAACAATGCTGAAAGTACACTGAAGTCAGCAACATCAACTGCACAGACTGCAACAGCATCTGCAAATGATGTTAAAAAGAATCTTGATTCTTCCATCAATTCAGCAAATAGTGCTAAATCTGCACTTGATACTGCAATCAGCAATGCAAATACAGCTAAATCAAACCTTGATACAAGTACATCAACAGGTAACACAGCAAAGAATAACCTTGATACTGCAATCAGTAATGCAACCAAGACAAGAAGTGACCTGAATGCAGTTATCAGTTCAGCACAGTCAGCACAGTCATCTTTATCAGGTGTTATTACACAGGCATCAACAGCACAGACAAACCTTCAGAATGCAACCAACAGTGCAACCAATGTATTCAATCAGCTTACTGCTGAAAATGTTTCAGCAAAAGCAAACCTTGATGCATTAAGAAGTGAAGACTTCAATGCACAGGAAATTCTGTCAGGTGTCACAGATATAAGAGCATATCTTGGAATGATTGAAACAGAAGATGTTCTTGGTATCACAATGGACTACAAAAATAAGACCTGCACAAGAATAGCAGGTGCAAAGAATCTGACAGCAGGTGCTGACTTTGACAAGTTCAGTATGTATGGTGGAAGAAAAAGATGCAATGTGTCTGATGGTGGAACAATCAATGCCTACTATGGTGATGAAGGTTACACAGAAGATGGTTCAAATGGTCAGGTCATGGTATATCAACCTAAGTTCTATTATCTTGTGTGTCCACTTGAATATGACAGACAGGAAACAGGCTATGGTTATCATTTAAGAAAAGCAAACTACTATGTTAGTGAAACACAAAGGGCAGGATTCAAACTTCATCCTGCATTCTATGACAAGAATGGAAATGAAGTTGATTATATCCTTATGTCAGCATATGAAGGATGTATTTATGACACATCTGCAAATGCTTATTTAAAAAATGATGAACAGGTCATGGATGCTTCCAAAGACAAGTTCAGTTCCATTGCAGGTGCAAGACCTGCAACAGGTGTATCACAGAACCTAACAAGACCAAACATTGAACAGATGGCAAAGAACAGGGGTGAAGGTTGGCATTCACTTGGAATCAAAACAGCATCTATGGAACAGTTACTGATGATTGTTGAAATGGGAATGATGAACCTTCAGACTGCTATTGGTCAGGGTGTTGTCAATCTTCCTTGGACAACAGGTTCTGACACAACAAGTTCTTATGCAGGTGTAACAGGTTCAACTGCTTCACTTGGTAATGGCACAGGCAGAGCAACAGAAACAACCACATATGAAGGTGGTGTTGCTACAAATAACACAGCAGATGGAAAAACTTCTATTTGTTATCGTGGTGTTGAAAACTTTTGGGGTAACATTTGGAAATTCGCATATGGTGTAAATATTTGGGGTAATGGAAAGATGTCAGGTGGTATGCCTTACATTTGTTCAGACTTCAATTATGCTGAAGGAAAGAACACAGACAACTATGAAGGTGCAGGATTCACAGTCACAAAAGCAAATGGATATATTTCAGCAATGGGATATTCCACTAAGTACGATTGGTTATTCATGGCATCTGAATGTCTTGGAAACAGTTCACTTCCTGTTGGTGATTATACTTATATCACTGAAAACCTGAATGGATATAGGATTGCTCGGTTGGGCAGGGCTTGGAATGATGGTTCTTATGCGGGTGGTTTCTATTGGAGTTTGAATGCCGGTGTTGGGTCTCGTGGTCGTATTGTCGGCGGTCGCTTGGTGTATGTACCAACAGTCACTGTTTAATTAAATATATGGGTTAGGTAATTGTTGATGGCAACATCTTCCACCTTGTTGTTATATCTGTACACAATAAAAACATTTTCAAGATTACTCAATTAGGCAGTAATTGGAATAATGGTTCTAATGCAGGTAGTTTCTATTGGAATTTGAATAACAGTGTTGGGAATCGTAATCGTAATATCAGCAGTCACTTAGTAAATGCGTGGTTGATTTCAGGCAGTCCAAAAGGACTGTCTGTTTTCATATAAAAAATTGTGGAAATTACTTGACCCTGCCACTTGGCAAAACACAAAAGCCTGTCATTCATTGATGACAGCACATGGAATAAATCTGTTTTGGTAAATCCTGAAAGGAAGTTGAAGAATCAGAAACACGCATACAAAAATGACAGAAAGAATTGGTGGTTGTAATTATATGAAGCGTTATGGACATTTATATGAAAAGATTTATGATATGGAAAATTTGAAGTTAGCACATCAACATGCAAAGAAAGGGAAAGGATGGTATGCAGAAGTGCAAATGATTGATTCTGACCCTGATAAGTACCTGAAGGAATTGCAGGATATGCTGATAAATAAAACCTATCATACATCTGAATATGAAGTGTTCTATAAGAATGAGCATGGGAAAACAAGAAAGATTTATAAACTTCCTTATTTTCCTGACAGGGTCGCACAGTGGGCAATCTTGCAGGTAATTGAACCATATTTAATCAAGCACCTTATTTCTGATACCTTTTCAGCAATACCTGACAGGGGAATTCACAAAGGACTTAGCAGGGTAAAGAAAGCAGTCCAACATGATGTTCCAAACTGTCAATATTGTCTGAAGATAGATGCAAGACATTATTATCAATCAGTGAATCATGACATTCTGAAACAGAAATACAGAAAGATGTTCAAAGATAATGACCTTCTTTGGATTCTTGATGAAATCATTGATTCAATCAACACAGCAGAAGATGAAGACCTTGTTTCAATATATCTGTTAGATGAAGACATTGACCCAAACACAGGGATTCCAATTGGAAACTATCTGTCACAGTACAGTGGGAATTATTACTTCAGTGATTTTGACCATTGGATGAAAGAAGTCAAGCATGTCAAATATTACTTCAGATATATGGATGACATTGTGATTCTTGCAAGAACTAAGGAAGAACTGCATCAGTTGCTGAAAGAAATCAATGAATACTTCCATAACAATATGAAGTTAGAAATCAAGAAGAATTATCAAGTGTTTCCAACTTATGTCAGGGGTATTGATTACCTTGGTTATAGGGTGTTTGTTTCCTATGTGCTATTAAGAAAGCAAACCTGCAAAGACATGAAAAAGAAAATGGTGAAGATAAGGAAGAAAGTTGAATCAGGGAACATGATGAACTATTCAGAATGGTGTTCAATAAATTCTTACAAAGGTTGGACTGATTATGGAAATTGTTTCAGACTGACACAGAAATATGTTGAACCATTGATTCCATATGCAACTAAATATTATGAATTGAATGTCAAGAAAGGTGGAAAAGTAGCATGAAACAGTACGGAACACAAAGAAGTACAGTGAAACCTGAAGATGTGGAAATCACTGAATCAAAGGTTTTCACTTATGAAAGCATCACTGAAATTAAAGTGAAGAATCCTGAATCAGATGATGAAGTCACAATGTATGAATTCACTTTGACAGAGTATGACAAAGATGAATACATCAGGATTCAGGCAGAAAAAAATGCAAGTCTTGAAGAACAGATGACACAGACACAGGTTGCACTGTGTGATGTATATGAAATGTTAGCATAGAAAGGAAGTGATTGTCATGGTGAAGATTTATGCAAATCTTATCATCAAAGGAATTAAAACCATTGATGATGTACCAACAAGAATTAAAGATGAAGTCAAGCAGGAATTGGTCAAAGAAGGTCATCCTGACCTTGCTGAAGTAGGTGATGAAGGTTGATAACCAATCTTATCATAAATATTTTATTTAGAAAGGAAGTGGAAAACATGGCAGTAGTATATGCAACACTTATCATCAAGGGTGTGAAGACAATTGATGATGTCCCTGCAAGAATCAAGGACAAGGTTGTTCAGGTTCTGATTGACCTTGATTGTGGTGATTTAGCAGGTCAGGCATAAGTCAATAACACACAGCAAAGCATCATGCAGAAATGCATGGTGCTTATTTTATGCAGAAAGGAAGATAAACAAGATGAATATTAAAGAAGGAATTTGCACAGGTATTGGTGTCATTGGAAGCATCATTGCATCAGCGTTTGGTGGATGGGACACAGGTTTGATTACATTACTTATTTTTATGGGAATTGATTACTTTTCAGGATTGGTGGTTGCAGGTGTTTTTCACAAGTCCAATAAAACTGAATCAGGTGCATTGGAAAGCAAAGCAGGATGGAAAGGACTTTGCAGGAAATGCATGACCCTTTTGTTTGTATTGATTGCATATAGATTAGATTTAGCAATTGGTGTGGATTACATAAGAAATGCAGTCATCATTGGATTTATGGCAAATGAATTGATTTCAATTGTTGAAAATGCAGGTCTTATGGGTCTTCCATTACCTGATGCAATCAACAAAGCAATTGATGTTTTAACAGAACAGAAAGAAGGGTAATAAATGACTAATCAGGAATTCATCAAGAAAGTTGCAGATACAGTCTGCAAGGTAGCACTGTCTTATGGAATCTTGGTTCATAGTCCAATCATTGCACAGGCAATCTTAGAAAGTGGGTGGGGCAAGTCAAAACTTGCTTCCACCTATCACAATTATTTTGGTCTGAAATGTGGGACTAAATGGACAGGAAAATCAGTGAATCTGACAACACAGGAAGAATATGAAGTTGGAACACTGACAACCATCAAAGACAATTTCAGGGTTTATGACAGCATGGAAGATGGAATCAAAGGGTATTTTGAATTCATTCAGCTTCCAAGATATAGCAATCTGAAGGGCATCACAGACCCTAAGACATATCTTGAAACCATCAAGGCAGATGGATATGCAACATCTTCTACTTATGTAGATAACAACATGAAGTTAATCAATCAGTATGATTTGACACAGTACGACAAGAAAGAAGGTAACAACAGTATGTCATATGATAGAACAGCAGTAGTGAATCAGGCAAAAGCATGGCTTGGATATAATGAAGCAGATGGTTCACATAGAGCAATTATTGATTTATACAATACACAGAATCCAAGACCAAGGGGTTACAAGGTAACATATACAGATGCATGGTGTGCAACCTTTGTATCTGCTGTTGCAGTGAAACTTGGTTATACAAGAATCATTCCAACAGAATGTTCATGTAATTACATGATTAAAGGTTTTCAGCAGATTGGATGTTGGGTTGAAAATGATGCATATGTTCCAAAAGCAGGTGATGTGATATTCTATGATTGGCAGGATTTAGGCATTGGTGACAATGTTGGTTCATCTGACCATGTAGGAATTGTTGAAAAATGTGATGGTAAGACAATCACAGTCATTGAAGGAAATGTTTCAAACAAGGTTGGAAGAAGAACACTTGCAGTCAATGGAAAATATATCAGAGGATTTGGTGTTCCTGCCTACACAACACAGTCTGCATCCACACCTGCACATTCTACAACAAAGAAAGACATCACAACCATTGCAAAGGAAGTCTTAGCAGGTCAGTGGGGTAATGGTGATGACAGAAAGAACAGACTGACAAATGCAGGTTATGATTATGCAACAGTTCAGGCAAAGGTCAATGAACTTGTAAGTGGTAAAACATCCACACCAACAAAATCAGTTGCTGAAGTAGCAAAAGAAGTTCTTGCAGGAAAATGGGGAAATGGAACTGCAAGAAAGACTGCACTTGAAAATGCAGGATATAACTATTCTGAAGTTCAGCAGAAAGTCAATGAACTTTGTGGACAGAAGTCTGTGACTGAAGTTGCAAAGGAAGTTATTCAGGGGAAGTGGGGCAATGGTGCAACACGAAAATCTAAGTTAGAACAGGCAGGATATAATTATTCTGCTGTTCAAGCAGAAGTAAACAGACTTTTGAGTTAGTAACCTGATAGAAACAAAAGAGTAACAAACACATCAGAAAGCCTTATAATATAAGGAACACAGTTATCTTGGAACTATGCAAGCGATAATCGACTGCTCAGACTATATCAAAATGGTTCAAAAACCCCGGAAA